AAGAAATTTTAACTATGCCAAAAGGTAATAACGAGAAGTTGCGGTTGCAGCGCATCGACATACAGAACCGCCTAGACATCATTGCTCCTCTGTACCGCCGAGGTTGGACGGAGCGAGAAATCACTGCGGAGGTTCGCAAGCGGCTCGACAGACCGAAATACAATCAAGCGCACTGCGACATTCAGCGGTTATTGAAGGAGTGGAGGGAAGAGAGACTGACCGACACGGACGAAAAGATAACAAGCGAGGTGGCAAGGTTGAAGCTGGTAATACGTGAAGCCTGGGAAGCCTGGGAGAAGTCGAAGGAAGACTACCACTTGCAGAAATCAACCCAGCATGGACAGCCTTTATTTGATGAGCGAGGAAAGCAGATTTCAATCGAGACCGTCAAGGCGATAATGTACGATGCCGAGAAGCGAGGATTCGGAGAACCACGCTACCTCGACATCATCATCAAGGCAGAGACGCAAATCTGCAAGCTGCTCGGACTGGATAAGGTCGTGCTCGACCTGAACGCAGGCTTCCAAGGCGGCATCGAGGTACGCTACATCAACTCGGGACATACTTGCGCATCCAGCGAGCAGGAAGTAATCGAGCGTGAAGGATTGGATAAAGAATAATTTAACCATAATTTTGTTTTAAGTTTTTATTGTTTGAAAGAATGGCACTATTTGACGTTATTGGTGAACTCTATGATCCGAATGCGGACGTGAAGCCAAGGTTTCTCGTGAACCAAGGAGGCACGTCCTCGGGGAAGACATACACCATCATGCAGCGTCTTATAGTGCTTTCTTTTGAGCACCCAAGGGTGATTATCACGGTGTGCGGTCAAGACCTCCCGAACCTGAAGGTGGGAGCCATGCGAGACCTCGACACTATCCTGCACACAAGGGCAGAGTTGCTGGACTGGTTCAAGAACAATAAGAGCGACAGCAGCTACCGAGGCAAGAACGGCTCAATCATCGAGTTCAAGAGTTACCAAGATGCGCAGGATGCGAAGAACGGTAAGCGAGACTATCTGTTCGTGAACGAGGCGAACGGTGTGCCCTACGAAGTGTTCTGGCAGCTTGCCATCCGAACCCGAAAGCAGGTGTTCATCGACTACAACCCAAGCGCACGCTTCTGGGTGCACAACAACATCATCGGAAGGGATGACTGTCGACTGATCCTGAGCGACCACCGAAACAACAGATTTCTCACGGAGCAGGAACACAAGAAAATTGAAGAGATTGACGACCCCGAACTGTGGCGAGTTTATGCAAGAGGATTGACCGGAAAGATTACCGGGCTTATCTTCACCAACTGGGGCATCGTTGATAAGCTGCCACCAAGGGAGGAGTGGAAGATGGAATGCAGGGGTATGGACTTCGGATTCACCAACGACCCAACTGCGCTGGAGCACGTTATATTGGCGCACGGAGAGTTATGGGTGGACGAAGAAATCTACCAGCCTGGAATGACGAACGATGACATCGCAGACCGATGCAAGGAACAAGGACGGACGAAACGTGACCTTATCATTGCGGATTCGGCAGAGCCTAAGAGCATTCAGGAGATACACAACCGAGGTCTGTGGATAATCGGCAGCACCAAAGGCAAGGACAGTATCAACAACGGCATCGACATCTTGAAGCGTTTTCGCATCAATATAACAAGACGCAGCCACGGCATCATCGGGAACATGCAGCAATACAAGTGGAAGAAGTCAAGGGATGGAGAGACAACGAACCAGCCTATAGACGCATTTAACCACGGCATAGACGCAATACGATACGTAGCCTTAAAGAAGTTATCCGTAGCGAGCCATGGAACGGCTAGGGCGCACGTATTGAGACAAAGATAACGACAAAATTATAAAGCGTATGGATAATAACACTACATTCAAGTACTGGCTGGCAGTTGCTAGGCACACCAGCTATAAAATCGGCAAGCAGCCACGACCAGCTTTCGTTGGAGGAAAGCAAGTGCCCGACAATCTCAACCAGCTATCCATCGGGCAGCTGATAGACCTTTCCCAGCTATCAGACGGCGAAGAAAGTCTGTATCAGATAGTGACAACCGTCCTCGGTCTGAGCCACAAGGAAGTGGAGCAGGCTAGGGCGGTTGATGTCGTTATGCTCATCGGCTGGGTAACATCAGAGGTGGAGCGCATCAATAAACTCTTCGAGAGCACCGACACAGCGAAGCCAACAAGACTGGAGAAGGAAGCAGGCATAGATACCCTGCGCTTTGGTCTGTTCGGCATGTTGGACTGGTACGCGGTAAGGATGGGCATCAGCGACCACGACCAAGTTCTGAAAACACCATGGCTTCGCATCTACAAGTGCATGGAAATGGACAACAAGAGAAGCGTGTACGAGCGGAACCTGCAGAAGTTGCAAGCGGAGGAAATGAAACGTAAATCTAGATAATTATGGCAACAATCAGAGAGACATTAAAGCAGTTGGCAGCAGACACGCTACCAGACTACACCTACCTATTTGAGGACTGGGACACAGCGGACACCAAGCTGGAGAAACTGAACTATCCTGCAATCGTCTGTATCATCCCAGCCAGCGGCACGACAGAGATACGCAACGGCAGGGTATACGACACCGTAAACATTGCCCTGGCTTATCTCGACACCGTACCGAGGGGAGCGGAAGGAGAAGACAACGGAGAGTGCATTGACCGAATGAAGGTGGCAGGGGCAAGGATGATACGAGCCATCAACCAGTCGCACCAGTTCGAACCATTGGAAGGGCAGCAGTACTACGAGACCATCATCGAGCGTTTGAGCACGATCGTGTCGGGCGTAATGTACTCCCTTCAGCTGACACAGAGCATAGGAGGGTGTGAGGTATGAGCAAGGGAGGTATTCAATTCGACCCCAAGGCGGCATCGCTCATCATGCGTGAGGAAGTGGAGAGAGCACGGCAACTTATCATCAACCACATACGTATCAACGGGCAGAACGCATCGGGGCGCACCATAGCGAGCCTAAAGGTGGAGCAGCCCAGCGAAGACGAAACCATCCTCTGGGGACACAAGCCATTCGGAGTGCTTGAGACCGGACGAAGGGCAGGAAAGATACCATACGGTTTCCGTGGCATCATCCGGCAGTGGATGAAGGACAAGGGACTGCACGGCAGACCTATCCCCTACAAAACCAAGCGGCAGCACAAGTATACACCACAAGAGCGTGGCGACATGAGCATGGCAGAAGCCATCGCCCACACCATCGCCAACAAGGGTTCTAAACTGCACCGGACGGGCGGCAGGACTGATGTATACAGCAACGTTGTGCCCGACACGATGAAACGGCTCGGGCAGAGGCTTATTTTCTTAATCCACCAGTCGGTGGGAAGTATCAAACTAAACAATGAGACTATATGAGACAGACAACGAACAACGGATATTCTTTTTCCTATCCAGATGAAGTGTGCTTCGCCTTCTTGCCTTGCATCATCAGAGCGATTGGAAGCAACCTATCGCGTATTGAGGTAATAATCAGATGGGGCAAAACGGAACGAGCCTACAATGTGGAGGCGTTCAACGGAAAGTGTATAACAGACTTCAAAGCATACGTGCAAGCCATTTTCGATGGACGCATCAATGCAGGCGTGGACTGGACGATAAACTATGACGTCAATAATTTATCCCAGCACATAAGAGTTGAGGTTAACGCATACGATGACAGAGACGGACAGCTTGCGAGCATCGAATTCACTACGAACGTAGTATGGGGTGCGCCAAGGTTCGGGGAGACCTGGAACGGCTACAAACGCCTTACGTGGTTCACCAACTATCCGTTCTCTTTTGGTATGTATTTAAGTAAGGCGGACACCAAACTGCTTATAGGTTACGAGGGAGCACCCAACAAGCTGCTTGAGATTCCGACCACCGACATGATAGACTTCAATGCAGCCATCTTACCAAGCGGTGCCAGGTACTGGAACATCTACGACTACGATGGAGAGATTCAGCAGGGAACGTTTGACAATACTTTCGACCTTACTTTCTGTCTATCTGCCGGTGGCAAGCAGTCACTATTGCTGCGCATTGACAGAGACGATACCGAGAGCGGCATCTATCTGCGTTGGATTGACCGACACGGATTCATTCGCTATTGGCTATTTGCGTCTGGGGAGGAAACGAGAGAAATAGCCAGCGACCTGAGTTTCATACGCAACAATCTGTGTGGATACAGCGACATATACGGCTACGTTGGCGACAGCGGAAGAAGGCAGGGATACGAGCGCACGGATTCAATCAAACTTTGTGCCCCGTTGGTTGACAGTGATACGTTCGATATGCTGCAAGACCTAGCCAGCAGCCCAGTCGTTGACATGTACCTCGGGGGAGACTGGATGCACGAGGAAGACCAGTGGACGAGCGTAACAATCAAGGCAGGAAGCTACACGAAGAGCACAGCTTGCTTGCAGGATTTCGTGTGCGAAATGATAATAAATAACATTAACGTTCAGAGATTATGACAGACCAGCAACTTTATATAGACGGTGTTTTGATGGATTTGCCGGAGAGCACCGATGTGGTGCTCGACATTAAGAGCAACCTTTTTCGTGACGTCACGAAAATGACCTCGAACTACACGTACACCATCCAGCTACCACGGACGGTGCACAACCTTTCAGTTTTGCAGCAAGCGGACAGACCGAAGAGCGGCAGCAGATACCCTTTTATTTTCCACCAGTGCAGTTATTTCCGTGGAGGTGTGCAAATTATCAAGGACGGACGATTGAACGTGCTGAGCATCGAGGAAAACATTGAGGTTTCAATTTACTGGGGTATAATGCCAGCGTTCACGAAGCTACTTGAGAGCGGAATGAAACTGAACGAACTGGGAGTGACAGACAGAGTGCTTTTTGAAAAGTACAACAAACCAAACACAAGGGAGGAAGCCGTGAACAAGGGAATATTCTTTGCTTATTACAACCCATACCGAATTGAAAGCAAAGATAACTTTGGTATTAATCTGGTGCAGAGGAATAAGTATACAACGACACAATACTCGGCTAGCCGTGGACGCATCAGAACTGGCGCAGAGGTCGGAAAGTACATCAGCGGAAATATAGAGAACGCATCGGACACGATTTGTGCTCTCATCCCCTTCTTGCCATCATCAACGGCAAATGTGCAAGCGCAAGGAAAGGGCGATTACAGAAGCTATGCAGTACTGGATAAGTACATGCGGGTTATATCCGTGAGCGGAGAAGATGAGACGCTGGAAGTATACACCATCAGAGGAGAGGCTAGAGCTGCATACCTCGTAGTGAATGCACCTGCCGAATATTACAGCACTCTGTCGCTATCAGTTACCGGGCTGACACCTATGCACGAAATGATAGATGGCGATAATAAGGAGGATTTCGTAGGCGATGATGTGGCGGTGGATGAATATAAAACGTCCCCAAAATTCTTGCAGCCATGTGTGACCGTAAACTGGCTATTGTCAAGGATAGCGAGGAAGTCGGGCGTATCTTTCGTTTGGCAGGATGATGAAGCAAAGAAGATGTTGAACAACCTCGTTGTGCCTATAATCAACAACAAGGCAGACGACAAGACAATCATCGGTAATCTGACCGCAGACGTTAAGAGCCGTGACGGACTGGGAGCACTTTCCTTTTCCGTCAACAACTCATTGACGTCAGTCACACCAAGCACTGGCAGCGATGTACAGAAACTGACGATAACGAAGGATTGCGAACTGACCTTTGATGTGCAAGTGCAATACTACGTCAGACATCAGTTTGATGACGCAGCGGAGATTCAGTTGCCTATGGGCGTGAAAATGACCGTAACAACACCAAGTACCACCGGAGGTGAGGCATCCACGCAGGAATACGAGTTCGGAGATTTGAAATACGAGGATGGGCAGGTTAAGTACCCGGTCGTACTACGTAGCTATGCTATCGATGGCTATCTTTATTTGCTTTCGGCAGGGACAAACACTATATCGCTAAAGAAGGACGATGTACTGACGTTTGAGACTATCATGCACGGAATAAACACAGTCAACATACCTTCCGTTTATGGCGGCAAAATCACTGCGAGCGTCAAGAGTGGGGACAGCGTTCCGATTGGTGGAAGTTTCCCTATCGGCATAAACCTACCCGAAATCGAGGTAACAAACTTCATTAAGTTTTTGGCTTTGATAACTGGCTCATTCCCTAGACAGCTGACAAATAGCACGCAAGTACAGTTCGTTATGTTTTCCAGCGTCTGGAGCAACAAGGCGAATGCCTACAACTGGAGCGGAAAACTCATTCCGTATGATCGCCAAGGCTCGCCACGAAAAAGCGAGTATACCGTTTCTGACTTCATGCAGCACAACCGCTACAAGTGGAAGGAAGACGAAGAGACAACTGGAGACTATGATGCAGACCTCGCAATCAGCAACCAGACTTTGGACTACGAGCAGGACACGTGGACGCTACCTTTTGCAGCCAGCGATGACAACCGCATACCGATAAGAACACTTGATTCTTTCGGCATGAAGAATGGTGGAGAGTATAAGGGATGCAAGGAGCGAATAATGACGCTAAGAGATGATAAGGAGCAAGCTGCACTTCGATTTGGTATTGACCTTCAGAACATATTCGATACGAAGTACAAGCAGCTTGCAGCAAGTATCGCCAGGGCGCACGTAATCACGGAACGGCTCAATCTGTCGGACTTGAATATACTAGATTTTGACGAAACGAAGCCAGTGTACCTTGCGCAGTACGGAGCGTATTTTGCAGTTCTTGAAATCAAGACAACAAGCAGCGGATATTGCGAGGTTACAATGATAGAGTTGAACAATTAGAAAGAAAGAACTATGGTAAGTGAAGACAAACAGCAGATTCTTGACATCAAGGTCAAGTACGAGGATGCAATCTATGGCATCATCAGATACAAGGAAAAGATAGACCAGTTAAAGGCAAGTATCAAGGACTTGCAGCAGCAGGAAAAAGACAAGACCATCACGACAAACGAAATGAAGGTGCAGACGGAAGCCATCAACGCAACCATCAAGGAATATCAGTACAACGTGCGTACCCTGCAGAAGGAAATCCAGAACAACGTGCGCACAGAGAACGAGCAGGAGGGCAGCTTGAAGCAGTTGCGTGCCCAGCTTTCAAATGCCACCAAGGCTTACGATGAGATGAGCCGTGCCGAGCGTGATAGTTCCAAGGGTCAGGAGATGCAGGAGCACATTCAAGACTTGATAGAGGAGCTGAAAGAGGCTGAGGAGGCTACTGGAAGATTTCAGCGCAGTGTCGGCAGCTATTACGATTCAATGATGAAGGCGGCTGACGACCTACAGAATACCGAGTTTTTCGGTTTTGATGTTGTTGATGATACTGGAATCGGAAAGGTTATGGAAATGGGAAAGTCTGTGGAAGACCTAAGGGTAAAGTTTGGTGCGTTGAAAAATACGGCTCTTTCCTTATTGACCAACCCTTATTTCCTCGCCATGGCAGGTGTGGCTGGTGTCGGAATGGCTTTCAAATGGTTCTATGACTACAACAAGGGCATAGAGGAAGCCACACGCAAGACCATGCAGTTCACTGGGCTTATCGGTGACGAAATGAAATCAGTGAGAAATCAAGCCTTGGCAATCAGCGAGACGTTTGACGTGGATTTTGGCGAAACCTTGCAATCCGCAAATGTAATGAGTAAGCAGTTTGGCATCAGTGTATCAGAATCGCTAAAGCTCTTGCAGGATGGCTTTGTGGCTGGTGCGAATGCTAGTGATGATTTCCTAGAGAACGTAAAGGAATACCCAACGTACCTGAAGGAAGCTGGATTGAATGCGGAGCAATTCGTGGCAATTTCAACCAACGCCACCAAGCAGGGAATATTCTCTGACAAGGGTCTTGACACCATCAAGGAGGGTAATCTTAGACTTCGAGAGATGACTACCGCAACAGCAGCCGCATTGGATGGCATAGGTATATCAAGCGAGAAAGTTCAGAAAGAACTGCAAAACGGTAGCAAGACCACATTTGACATCATGCAGGAGGTCGGAAACAAGCTGAAGGAGTACCCTGCTTCATCAGCCAAGGTAGGAAAAGCCATCGCAGATATATTTGGAGGTCCTGGCGAGGATGCAGGTCTAAAGTACATCGAGACCCTCGGAGACATTGAGATGAACATGGATAAGGTCAAGGAACAATCCAGTGATGTTGCCAAGGCTCAGGAAAAGCAGGTGGAAGCCAACAAGCGTTTGAAGGATACCGCAAGTGCACTCTTTGACGTTACTGGTGGCGGCTTCGAAATGATGAAGGCTCAGGCGGCAACTTTCGTGAGCAACCATCTAACGAAACTATTGAGGGCAATCATCAACCTTTATAACCAAAGCGTGGCATTTAGGGGATTGATTCAGTTGTTAGGCTTTTCGTTTAAGTCTGTCGGGCAGGTTGCCTTGTTTGCCTTCAACATCATCATAGATGCCATTAAGCTTGTTGCAAGACCAGTGAGGGGACTGTTGCAGATGTTTGAGGGCTTTTTCTCCTTTGACGTGAATAAGATGCGAGACGGCTTTAACTCCATCTTTTCGGGTCTTGGCAATACTGTGAAGGAGGCTTGGGGAGACTTGAAGAAATTCGGCAGCGGAATGGCTGATGCTATCGTGGGTGGCATGAAGAATACTTTTAACCATGCTAACATCAAGATACCAGTCAGCGCAGATGCACCATCCATGGCGACCGCCACAACCGACAATACAAAGCTCAAGGACGGCACTAATATCGCCAGCACTACCCCTAAGACCAAGAAGGAGAAGGCAGCAGCCGACAAGGCGGCCAAGGCAGAAGCAGAGCGCAGGAAGAAGCAGGAGAAAGAATTGCAGGCACAGATTGCACTTATCCAGTTTCAGTACAACGAGCAAGTAATGGACGCAAAGAAGCGATACCTCGCAGGCATGTACGACAACGAGCGAGACTACAGCAACGACCTCGAACAGCTGGAGAAGAACATGGTGTCACGAAGCATTGACGCATACGTGGCGGCAGGGCAAATTGGAGCGGAAAAGGCGCAGGAAATGCAGGCAAAACTTCTCGACATCATGATAAAAGCAAAAGCGGACTTGAAGAACCAGGCGAAGGAAATTGTGGACGAACTCAACAAGGAGTTCGAGAACGCAGAGAAGGCACGCAAGGATGCAAATATATTGGGTGGTGGCACTAGCGATGAGGAGAACGACAACGCAGCCAAGTTGGAGCGGTATAAGGCTTTCCTAGAGCAGAAGCTAGCAATGACCCAAGAGAACACGGAAGCGCAGAAGCAGCTCCAGCAGCAACTCCACGACACAGAGGTACAGCTGGCAGGCGATTCGAACAAGAAGCAGCAACAGAAAATCGGTGAACGCCAGCAGATGATGGCTAACATGATTTCTACGCTGGGCGATGGACTGTCTAGTTTCTTCAATGAGCAAGACAAATCCTTCCACAACTTCTTGAAATCCATGCTCACATCTTTGCTTGATGCGATTGAGATGGCAATCACGGCTTACTATGCACAGATGTTGGCACATGAGCTGGCAGAAAAGTCGTGGTTTGGCGTTGCCAGTGCAGCAGGCATGATGGCATTAACCAAGGCAGCCTTTGCCGGAGCGAAAGCAGCCGTCAAGGGCTTTTCCACTGGTGGCTACGTCCAAGGCTCTGGAACCGGAACGAGCGACAGCATCCCGGCAAGGCTTAGTAATGGCGAGAGCGTAATGACCGCCAAGGCGACATCGATGTTCAGCCCTATATTATCCGCATTCAACCAGCTAGGCGGTGGCGTGCCTATCGTAGTAAACAACGGAGGCAGCAACATCGGCATGGATATGCTGGCGGCAGCTGTAGCAAGAGGGTATCAGATGGCTCCCCAGCCAGTAGTGAGCGTGGAGGAGATAAACCGAACCCAGCGTAGAGTGCAGACGATAGAGAATATCGGCAGGATTTAAAGTGTAGTTATTTCTTTAAGATTTGCGTTCTGAGCGGTTTTCGCTTGAAGGTGGTAAAGTTACACACCCAAGGTGATAAAAGCCGCTTAGAGCGCAAAATTTTGGCTTGTTTAGAAAAATTAACTGCTTACGAGATAAACATATCGGAAAATATCGTATCTTTGCAGCGTTTTTAAAACTTAAAAATCACGATTCAATGGCAAAACTCAGAATATACAACGACATCAACAGCCAAGACAACAAGTTCTGGTATCAATGGTGGGGAGGCGATTGCGTATGTTTTCAGGATATAGATGCTTTTGCGGCAAGCATACCGAAAGACGATGATTCAATCGATATGCGCATCTTCTGCAATGGCGGCTCTGTGGTTGAAGGCTGGGCAATCTACGACCGACTGCGACAGAGCGGAAAGAAGATTTCCTGCACCGTTGAGGGCAAGGCAGCATCCATGGCAACAATCATCATGCTCGCAGCACCAAAGGAGAACCGCAAGGCATACGAGAACGCTGCCTTCCTGCTGCACAATCCGTGGGTTCCTGGCTGGGGGTTGGGCGACCAGCTGAACGCAAAGGACTTGAAGAACCTGGGCGAGGAAATGCAGATGTGGCAGGATAAGATGGTGGACGCATACGTAGAGCGGTGCGAGTGCGATAGGGAAGAGATTCAAACCCTGATGGATAAGGACATCTTCATCAACACCAGCGAGGCTTTGCGCCTAGGTCTTATCAGCAGCACCATTGTACCACTCAGCGCAAGCGCATCGAAACGCAACATAGAAAATTTTATTAATTCAAAACAACAAAATCCAAAAGCAATGGAGAAAAAGACAGAAGTAAAGGCTTCTCTCCTCGACAAGATTCTCGCCAAGTTGGGCGTGAAGACACTGGAGGAAGCAGAGCAGGTGGTGGAAGAGCCACAAGCCAAGGCAGAGCCAAAGGCGATGGAACTCAACACATCGGACGGTCAAGTTCTGACCGTTGAGCGTGAAGAGGGAGATCCACAAGTTGGCGACAAGGCAAGTCCGGACGGAACGTTTGAAATGCCGGACGGTAAGACAATTGTTGTCGAGGACGGTGTAATTACCGACATTCAGACCGCAGGCAATGAAGGCAATGAAGGCGGTGAAGGCAATGAAGGCGGTGAAGGCGGCAGCGCATCAAGCACCGACAACGAAACCGTAGCCAAGTTGAAACAGCAGGTTGCAGCACTCAAGCAGCAGTTGAACGACACCAAGGCACAGCTGGCAGGCGCACAGAAACTCGCAAAGAGCAAGGAAGACATGCGCATCCTGAATGCCGTGAAGATGGCAGGCGGTGCTGAGAAGGTGTTGGCAGGCTACAGCAGCCACTACCAGCCAGCGCAGCGACAGCCAAGCGGCAAGGGCGCAGGCGACAACGTGAACGCTGTCGAGGAAGGCAAGAACGCTATCAAGGAGAGACTTGCCAAGCTCCACAAAAAGGGCAAGAAGTAACCAAGTATTAACCCATTAAATCAAAAGAAAATAATGGCAGGATTTACAAAGAAGCAGCTGGAGAACCTTACACTCCAGCCAGAAAACCTCGCAAGCATCAAGGATGCCGTGCAGGAAACCTTCTACAACGATGAGGATTTCTCTTCATTCGTGAACATCATGAAGGTCAAGAACGATGATCCAATTGCACTTATCGGTGAGATGGAGATGGTCGGTAAGAAGGGTGGCGGTTGCGACCCTACCTACGAAGAGAAGGGCATCGCCAACTCTCAGAAGCGTTGGGAACTCGGGCAGTGGGAAATCCCTATCAAGATTTGCTACGAGGCATTGAAGGGAACCATCGCTGAGTATTCATTGAAGACTGGCACAGCCATTGGCGACCTTACCAGCACCGACTTTATGACCATCTACACCGATGCACTCCAGCGAGCCATGCAGCAGATGATTTGGCGTTTCGGCTGGTTCGGTGACAAGGCGGCAGCATTGGCAGGTGAAGGTGGAGGCAAGCTGACAGCAGGGTCGGACGTTAATATGTTCAACGTCTGTGACGGTCTCTTCAAGCGCATCTTTACAGCCACAGCAGCAAAGAACCATACCACCATCGCAGCCAACAGCGAGACCACGGCAGCAGCGCAGGTTTCAGCATTGCGCAAAAAGGGTACGGCTACAACACTCGTTGACACCATCTTGATGGACGTGGACACACGTATCGTTGACGATAGCGATGCCGTGTTGCTTATGACACGCTCGCTTGCTGACGCATTGACCTACGACATCAAGCAGACCTACCACGATATTATGTCGTGGGAGAAGGTGTTCGATGGATTCGATTTAGCGACCTACAACGGAGTGAAGATTGCTCGTGTCGGCATCTGGGATAGAATGATTAACGCATACGAGAAGGGCGAGACGACAGTCAACCTTCCACACCGTGCGGTATTCTGCAACCCGAAGCACCTTATGGTGGGCACTGATGCCGATGCACTCATCAGCGACCTCGACATCTGGTTCGACCAGAAGGAGCGCAGAAACTATCTCTATGCTACAGGTAAGATTGGAACGGCTCTCCTCGAAGAGGACATGATCCATGCAGCTTACTAATCGCTCCAAATTTTCAGTTTAGTATTAAGTTATTTTGACAATCCTCAACACCCACAAAACGGTGTTGGGGATATAACAATTTAAAACGAATTAATATGGCAACAACTTGCGAGAGCCTTATCGCCCAGGATATCATCATCCCTTGCGAAGACCAGGTAACAAAGGGACTGGAGGGCGATGGACTTATTATCAACCGAGACGACATTGACTTCACCAAGTCCGTTGTAGCGGGCAATATAATTAAAACATTAGTTTTGAAGACTGGCAAGAAAGCATACGCTATCCGGCAGGAAGGCAGCAAGCCATTCACTGGAACCAAGACTGAGCTGACCGTTGGCACGTATCGCAACAGCTGGAAGAACACCGTAGCAGTCGTGGTATTGGCTAACACACCTGACGTTTGCGCAAATATCATTGACGGACTGGCGAACGGAAAGTTCGTTATCATCCTTCGCAACCTCTCTAAGGGAGCGGACGGAAAGGCAGAGTATCAGGTGTTCGGATATGCGCAGGCACTGAAGGCAAGCGCAGGCGAGAACGACAAGTACTCAGACGACACCGAGGGTGGCTGGCTTATCACGCTGGAAGAGGAGAGCGTACCGAAGGCAGCTTATTTCTTCTTCGACACAGACAGCGAGACCACAGCAGCCAAGTATAAGAGCTTTCTGACGGAAGCAGCAGCGTAGCCTATGACATACAAGGAAGCAACAGCCAAGGTCGGGGAGTTGAAGGAACGTTTCGACAGTCCCTTTGATGCAACCGACAAGGCGGCTATCGAAACTCTTTACTTCGAGGTAACACGAAAGCGGTTTGTCCCGACAACCTGCCAGCAGTGTTACCACGATGCTCTGATAGAAATATATCTAAAACTCAAAAAAGAAAAGGCAATGCCAAAAACATGTAATTACGCAATGAAGGCAGGTTTTATCATTTCCTGCCCGGATTTCTACCATGGTAAGATTTTCACTAACGAGAACCTGACCGACAAGGTAGCGCATGAATATCTGACGAAGTACCCACACATGGAAAGCTACTTTCAGAAGATACCCAGTGATGAACTCATCGAGAACAAGCAGCCGCCAGCAGACAGCGAGAACAAGCAGCCGCCAGCAGACAGCGACAGCGGTGCAGATGATACCGCAGGGAAAGATCCTGCCGAAAAAGCAGCAGGCAGCGACAAGAAGAAAGACATCGACCAAGCCGAGAAAGCAGGCAAGGAAGAGTAACAAAACAACAAGTAAAACGACACAAGCAGTATGAACGTTAAAACAGTTAAAAAGCCAAAGCGAAGGGTTGATATTGGCTACGTCAGCCGATTCAAGATGCAGGCATACGGATATGATAATCTATATCCGCAGAACCTCGCACGCATCACGGAAGCCAGCGGTACGGCAATGCTGTGCCTTAACCGCTACGCCCGATTCATTGAGGGCTACGGCTTCGATAGCGATGTTATCGCAGCGTTAGCGATGAACCAGCAAGGGGACACGGCAGACGATTTACTGCGGAACGTAGCACAAGACCTCGCACGCTTTGGAGGCTTTGCCCTTCATGTTAACTACAACGTTCTAGGGCAGGTGTCGAGCGTGAGCCACGTACCCTTCGAAAATTGTCGACTAGAAGAGACGGACGACAAGGGGAGCGTGGCGCACGTCTTGCTGCATCCTGACTGGGAGCAGAAGAAAACGAGGAACGGAAAGCGGTTGATGGTGAACGAGAAGACCATCGAGCGCATCAACGTCTTCAATCCCGACCCCGACATCGTTCTTGAACAGATTGAGAACGCTGGCGGCATCGACAGCTACAAGGGGCAGATTCTGTGGCAGAGCCTAGACGGACAGTTTATTTATCCGACCGCCAGCTACGATTCAGCCATCACGGAGATTTCGACCGATGAGGGACTGGGTAACGTCAAGATGCGAAACGTCCGCAACAACTTCCTCGTATCGTGTATGATTGTAACAAAAAAAGGCGTTCCGAAGTTCAACGAGGAAGGCGAAGAGGTGGAGAGCGGACAGATGATTTCCGATGAAGACCTTTTGCAGTTCCAGGGGGACGAGAACACAGCGAAGATTCTTGCTGTAGAGGTTGAGAACGAGGAAGACGAACCAAAGGTTGTCGCCTTCCCGACTAAGAACTTCGACAAGGAGTTTTCTGTAACAGACAGCAGCGTTATTGAACGCATCTACGCACAGTTCCACCAAGAACTCTTCTACTCAATTCGTATTGGCAAGCTTGGATTCAGTGGGAAGGTGATGCAGGATGCCTACGAGTACTATGCCGGAGAGGTAACGACAGAGCAGCGTTTCATCGAGCGAGCCTTCAAAAAGATTTTCGAGAACTGGCACGATTCTGCCATTCAGAACCTAGACCCCAAGCTGCAGCCGTTGAAGTATATTAGCAGCGAAGCGGCAGGAAACAACACTATAGATTAATTGATTGAGCCTATGGGAGAACAAAGAAAACAACTTATCACGGTTGATCGGTTCCGAGAACTGGCAAGACCGACCAGCGTACACCTAGATAAGGATGAAGTGAACGCATACATTCGAGAATGCGAAGATGCGAACATTATACCAGCCATCGGGTGGAAGCGGTTCAAGGCAGCGACCGAGCAGGGAGAGTGGGACGATTCAGTCTTGCCCGATTTCCAGCCTGCGGTCTTCCTGGACGGTGGCGAATATACCACCAAGAAGGAGGGCGATTGCAGCCAAGAAGAAACCAAGGTGCAGAAGTACACCAGCGGAATACGCAAGGCACTCGCTTATTTCACGTATGCGAGGCTTTTTCGCGCAGATGGCACAATTATAAGCCGAGCAGGTGGAATGCGCCACAGAGACGATTATTCAGACCATGTTCAAGATTTGTCGAACAACAAGCAATACAACGACATCATGGACATGGCAGAAAGATATTTATCAGATGCACTCGAATATCTCAAGGCATTCACCTCGAAAGGAGAAGTGAAGGCACAGCGAGGAACAAGGGCACACATTCACGCAATAGGCAACTAAAAGCACATAAGACATGAACGAGGATATTCAAAAAATGCTCCGTATGGCAGAGCTGATACGAGATGCAACGCAGGTTGGAGAAAACACAGCGGTGCGTGTCGGCACGGAAATTTACGACATCGTTGTCGAGTTAAGCAGGATGCTTGCCATGATGGACGATAAACTGGAGAACGATGCGGTCGTTAGGATTATCAAGAGTGAACTCGCCAAGATAATAATAACGGAAGCGCAAATTGCGGATGGGGCGATAACGGCAGCGAAGCTTGCCGATGGCTCTGTAAAGAACAGACACCTAGCATCCAATTGTGTGATCTCAGATAAAATACAACCGGGAGCGGTCAAACACGACCATCTGACCGAGGACTGTATATCAACTGGAAACATCAGAGACGGCAGCGTGACAGCAAAAAAACTCGGCACGGACATCTACAAGGATATTTCAAACAGAGTGACCGACATCGTGACGAAGGACTTCCCTCCAGCAATCACGGAGGAACAGATAACAGATATTACTAGTAAATAACAATTTAAAACAATAGATTATGAAATTTTTAGATGAAATAGGTTTAGCTTATTTTTGGGAGAAGATTAAAGCTTCATTTGTCAAAACTAAAGGAGCAAGTGAAATTGAAATGGATGATGATAATGAGGGACTGAGAGTTAACAATGTAAGTTCTTCATCTACAACTCTTGTGCCATCAGGCTTCGTCTCTTATAATAATATTGGTGACGAAACAGATATGGTTGCCCGTCTTCAATATGGGGATTTGCTATTAAGTAAAATACACCTAAAATACGGAACTTCTTCGCAGATCCTTATCGCCGATGGCTCTACCAAGGCTATTAATGCAGCCAACGGCATTTGTGGACTTGATGCCAACGGAAGAATCCCGCTCGCACAACTTGGCAACCTAGATATGTCTTTGTTCAAGTTGGTAACCAGCCTTCCTTCATCGGGCGAGAGTAACAAGATATACATCGTTAAGGACGGAAGCGATGCCAACGATGTGTATCAAGAGTATTACTATACCAATGGCGCGTGGGAAAAAATCGGTACTCACGCCGTGAAGGTCGATTTAACGCCTTACGCCAAAAAGACGGAAGCGGTAAAAAATGTGGATTTCAGAGGTGTAGAATCCGATGGGACTCAAACTTCAATCACTGCATCTCGAAATCTTGTATATACACTAGGTGATGGGAGTGAGAAAGTAGTGGCTGTACCTCTTGCTGAACCCAGAACTACTGGGGGAAGACCTTATCCTGGTCAAAACGGCTTCATGAGATCCTCCGATAAGGCTAAGCTAGATGGCATTGCGGATGGTGCAAACAATTACACCCTGCCTACTGCCAGTGCATCGGCGTTGGGTGGTATTCAAGTAGGTTATGCAGCCAACGGAAGAAACTATCCAGTGCAGTTGAGTGGAGGGAAGGCATACGTTAACGTTCCATGGACTGACACGAACACCACCTACGACTTGTCGCCTTATGCTAAGACGGCAGACGTAAACAAGGCACTGGCAAAAAAGGTTGACGTGGTAAGCGGGAAGGGGCTTTCGACCGAAGACTTCACGGCAGCACTCAAAACCAAGTTGAACGGCATCGCCACTGGCGCAACAGCAGATAGCGCAATAACTACAGCAGAGATTGATGCTTTATTTGCTTAATAATAATTTTAAAAATTAATTAATATGAAGTTTTTAGATTTAAATGGATTAAAACATTTACTTAAATTTATGGATAGGACTGTAAGTGTTGCTTCTAGTAACATTCAATTTAATTCTCAAAGTAAACGTGAGATTCCCTTTATTACAAATCATCAAATTATTAATTTGAATAGTTCAGGTCATATTGATGTATTTAATTGGTTTAAGGGTGCATCAGAAGGAGGTATCTTGGAGATAGTCTTCACAGGAGCACGAAATGGATACACATATTGTATTAATAATGAGGGTGTATCTATGATATATAAAATGGCGATAACAGACACTGGTCCAATATTAAAGAACCTTAATTCCCTGGCTACAGCGTATAATACTTATGCACGCTTCATCAAATTAGATGGAAAGCTAATAGTTGCAGAGTTTGTTACAAACAGATAAAATTGTATAAATAAAATAAATTATTATGAGAAATAAAACAGGTAGAGCAAAACCAGTAACTCCTAAAGCAGGAGTTACTAAAACCTCAAGAAGATATGCTTGTGGTGGTAAACTTGAACTCTAAGTCGCTGACTTTAGAAATTTAAAAGTAAGACAATATGAAGAAGAATAAGAAACAATTACATGAAGCACTGGCTGTGCTTCTTACTAAATTATCATCGGCAAGGGACAATCCCCTGCTGATGGATAACTACGCTGTAAAAGCCTTGCGCACGGTTCTTTTGGATTTCAAGGAATCGGGCGAACTTCACGAAGCATACAAAGAGCAGATACAATCCACGCTGGAGAGTGACAACCCCTGGATAGCTATGATGATGAAGTCAATTGGCGCAGATCCTTCTATTAAGAAGAGTATGACCGATGAAGCCATTGATGGAATGATTGATTCTATGTTGGGCAACGATTAAAACATTTTATTATGAATGACAAGGAGAAAGAACTATGGCGAGTTATAGACAACGTAATAAAGTGTTGCGCTATTGAACTGCCGAACGGAGAGTTGAGCATTACGAGAGAAGACGTTCTCGGCAAGTCGAGAGCAGAAAACCTCGTAATGACAAGATGTATGGTCGTTGAACAGATGATACACGCAGGATTCAGCATAACGACCACTGCGACCGTTCTGAACCGCACCGTTCCAGCAGTGAGACATCTGTGCAAGATGGCTTACACATACATCAGCACTTCTCGAGTTTATCGACTTGCCACGGCACAAGCGACCCTTCTAAACAAGGACGTAGAGCCGATTTGCATTTAAGAAACAAAAAGAAAATAACCAAAAGCGTTCTTTGACAATAATTCGATAAATACCAGTGTACTAACTTTTTGGAGCGAGCCAAAAATCAGAGTAACTTTGCAGCGGATTCCAATATTTGGCTTCCACGACATAATTAACTCAAAATTTTATGGCAGACACAATTGAAAAAGTCTATTGCACTGGGGACGGTGGCAATGACAACCTAGCAGCAGCGTTGCTCGCTAGAGGTAGAGACAATGATCCAGCGACTATGCTGGCAGCAATGAACGGTGGTATGGGCAACTGGATGAATAACCCGTTTGCCTATATGATGATGATGGCTTGGATGCGAGACTGGAATAACCGTGGCGGCAATTTGCAGGACACGGAATTGCAGAATCAGATTGCGAGCCTTCGCACACAGATGCAGGACGGCAATAATACGGCACTCCTGATGGACGCAGTGAAGGGCAACAACGTTGCTCTTGGTCAGCTGGCGCAGAACCTTAACTGCGATATGAACCAGCTGCAGAATGCAGTCTGTGGCGTGCAGGCAGCAATCCAAAATGTAGGCGGCAAGGTTGGTTTCAGCGCAGAGCGAGTAATCAACGCAGCGAACCTCGGAAACCTCAACATCATCCAGCAGTTGAAGGACTGTTGCTGCACCACGCAGCAGAACATCAACCGTATGGGCTACGAGAACCAGTTGGGGCAGAAGGACATCATCAACGCAATGCAGCAGGGGTTCTGCTACACCAATACTGGGCTGGAGCGAGGTTTCAGTAACCTCGGCAACCTCATCCAGACGGTCGTTTGCGACTTGAAGAACTCGGGCAAGGACAACACCCAGCGCATCGTTGACGTTCTCAACAACCACTGGGAGCAAGACCTTCGCATCCAGCTGGAGGACAGCAAGCGCAGAGAGCAGACTGGTTTCATTATCCAGCAGCTGAAGACCACCACAACCACAACCACAACTGGAGCGTAGGCGGTCTGAACAAAATCTATCAAGGGGCAACTCGCTGTTCTATCAGTGAGACCCCTTTTTGTCTATTTATCGAATTATTTAAAAAGAGCGCATTATGGAATTTAAAAATATTCAAAGAAATCACCCGGTCTATCTGCTAGACAAGCAGACGGTGGAAGTTAAGGAAGGCAAGGTCGTAGACAACCAGCCGCACATCAACACTGGCATCGCAACCATTTCCAGCAGCGGACAGCCCATGCGAGACGTAACAATCGAGGTAGATGGAAAGCAGACCATCTACACCATACCCGAACACCTCGGAGTTACCTTTGCAGGCGAAACCGTACTGGCAACCGATAAGGCAGACCTTTTGCCCGAAGTTGGGAAATTGGTAAATGAAGCCGATGAGATAATCAAGGCATACGAGCCAAGCAAGGAGCGGAAAGCCAAGGGCGAGGAACTTCTTGCAGCTTTGAACCCGGCAATCAAGGAGAAGCAGGAAACGGAAAAGCGTTTCAAGGCACTTGAGGGCGATATAAGCGGCATTCGTGGCATGGTTAAGCAATTACTCGACAAACTAGGATAGGAGGGCGCACAATGAAGAAAATCATCGTTTTGCGCCATTCTTGCGATAGCGAGGAAGAGCGACACCAGCACCAAGAGAGCGACATCATCCACGGCTTGCCATACGAGAAGGCAGCAAAGGCACTCATGGGAGCCAGCGGATATGTGGCATACGTTGCCAAGCACGGCTACCACTTCACGAAGCAGCTAGCAATCAAGGCAAGCGAGCAGATGAAGAACGTAGACGGAACGAGCCACCGTTGGACGGTAGACGAAATCCGGCTGGCAACAAACAACGAGATAATCTCAAAGGGTACGACCCTCGGGGATATTCTCTATTTGGCTAATATGGCTTATGCGGACTTCTATCCGAAGGTAATCAAGACCGAGAGCGACTGCGTACAGTATGCTATTGCCGTAGCCAGTGATCCAGACGGATACGAGGGTATGGCATTCTGCAGGTGGACGGCAGACATCATCGGAAAGGGTGCGACCATCGACTGGGAAAAATTGGAATAACCAAAAAATAAATTGATATGAGCGAAGTATTTCACGATTTTCAGGTGCACCACCTATATCTGTGCGCCCTAGTAATTTTTATCTGTTTCGCTACAATTCTGATAGCGATGACAATTGACTTGATAGCAGGCATACAAAAGGCGAAGGAACTGCATATTGCAAGAACGTCAACTGGACTAAAGAAGACGTGCGACAAGGCGAAGAAGTATTTTCCGACATTCGGTATAGCTTCGCTTATGGACGTTGCTACGTGTATTATCTCTCCCTTCCCTATGTTCTCCATCGCTTGGACGGTGTATCTTCTTTTGTGCGAGTTCAAGAGCATCCGGGAGAAGGCATACGAGAAGGCTGAGATACGCAAGCAAGACCGCACGATGCAGGTGATCCTCGAGAATAAGGACGAAATTGCGAAGGCGGTTGTCGAGATAATGAAGGAAGGTCGAAAGAAAGGAGGAGATAATGAGGATAACTAGAGCGCAACTTCTAAAGGTAATGCCGAATGCAGGCAGCAGGGCAGACACCTACCTTCCAATCATCAACGGATGGGCAGAGCATTTCCACATCAACACCCAACTAAGGATGGCGCACTATCTTGCGCAAATAGCGCACGAATCCGGTGAGCTCAGATATACCAAGGAACTTGCAAGCGGAAGAGCCTACGAGGGCAGGAAAGACCTTGGCAATACACAGCAGGGCGATGGCGTGAAGTACAAGGGCAGAGGATTGATACAGATTACCGGGCGAGCCAACTACCGGAAGTATGCTAATTATTGCGGCTTCGATGTTGTGGGCAGTCCCGAACTCCTGGAGCGTTCTCTGGGAGCAACGAAATCCTCGATGTGGGTATTCGACACCTTCGGCTGCAATGAGTTGGCAGACCAAGACAACTTGAAGGCTATCCGCAAGAAGATAAACGGAGGTTACAATGGACTGGCAGCCTGCGAGAAGTATTTGAAGCGAGCCAAGGAAGCCTTGAAAATCGAGGTGCTTGCATAATAAACACATCAATCAAACATTTCAAAGTATGGAAAATTCAAGAAAAGGGCGAAATTTGCGTTCTGTGGCGTTATTTCTCGCCATGCTTATAATTACCCCACTTTTGATTTTTGGCTGTTCCTGCGCTAAAACAGCCGCAAATAACACAGTTTATCACGACAGCACACACACCAGTGCAAGACGTGACAGCGTGAACCAGCGACAGATCCACTGGCAGGACACCCGGCAGCAGGACAGCGTAATCAAACATGACAGCGTGCTGGTGTACATCAAGGGCGACACCGTAATCAAAGAGCGGTGGCACAATCTTACGACCACCAGATGGATGACGACAACAAAGACCGACACCATCGTGGGCGACATTTACAAATTCGTGACCGACACCGTAAAGGTCAAGTTTTACGTGAACCGATACAAGACCAAGGAAGTGGAGAAGCCAGTTGGCACATGGCACAAGATAAGATTATTAGCTGGCGATTGCGTATTGCTATTCCTGGCACTCGTTGCGGTTTGTTGGATAAAGGAGCGCATCAAGAAGAGAGTTCAATAGGTTCAATCATAATATCTTTAAAAGGGCAGGGAGCGCAGGAGAGCGTTTTTCTGCCCATTTTTTTGCAAAGAACACTTTTCATTGAGAGAAAAGGGGTAGGGGTTATGAGAGTTAGATTATATTCATTCTAGCTAATGCGTGCAGGTTATTATTATATAGAGCGTGGAAAGCGTACCGAAAACAGCCAAAAGCGTACTGAAAACAGCCAAAAGCGTACTGAAAACAGCCAAAAGCGTACTGAAAACAGCCTAAAACGTACCGAAAACGACCGAAAATATCCGTGCTTACGACATAAACAGCCAATAAAAGTTAAAATATTAATATCTTTCGGGAAAAGTTTTGGTGGAACCGAAAAATATTAATATCTTTGCATCGTGTTTAAGAGATAAGCACTTTAAAACATTCAGTAACTAAGCCCTAGGCAACACGGTTAAGCCAAAGAAAATGAAAAAGTCAAATTCAAACATTTTAGAGTTCACTACAAAGTTTATCAACTCAAACTTCCGCATCAAGGTATTCGGACGCACAGAGGATGGCAAGAAGATAAACACACTCGTAGGAGTAAGCGGAATTTTAAAGCTCATCGGAGCGGAACTCTTCAACAAGTTCATCAAGCGAGCATTGAAGATGGCACAAGATGTTTGTATCTGCAAATTACGTAGAGGACTTCAAGTTAGTTTATATTCAAAATAAGACAATTATGGAATGGAGAACAATCAACGGGTATGGTGGAGTTTACCAAGTTTCTAATACTGGGGTCGTTAAAAGACTCCACCATGTTACGATTAACAAGAAAGGTGTTGCAATGACATTTAAAGAAAAGCGAATAAAGCCATTTAAAGATAAGTATGGTTATATGCACGTTTGTTTACAAGATGGCAAGAAACGCATAAATTGCCAAGTCCACAGATTGGTTATTTCTGCATTTAATCAAGGAGACACCAGTATGCAAGTAAACCACATTGATGGAAACAAGAAAAACAACCGCATTGAAAACCTAGAATGGGTAACACCAAAAGAGAATATCGAACATGCGGTAGAGCACGGACTTCGTGGAGATAATAACAGAAAGTCAATACAGAAACTTGTAAATGGTAAGATTACAGATACTTATATTTCCATCACGGAAGCTGCAAGAGTAAATCGTATAAGCAGACAATCTGTTTTCAGAAGTCTAAGAGGACACGCGATGAAAGGTGGGGTAATGTTCGTTTATTCTAACAAGGGAATATAAACAATGGCAAGAGCAAAATATTACATCAAGAGACAGATAGAAGGCGAGGAAATCGAGGAGTTGGCAAACTTTACACGCAAGGACAAGGCAGAGCAATTCTTGAACGGCTTGTTTAGGGAATATAAAAAAACTGATAATTTTTATCCTCACTGGGTACGTCAAGGTTATTTCAAGACTGAATTTGCATGCTTAGGAGTGAATTGTACAACAGAGTATTGGATTGAAAAGTATTAATCAGCAGGGCGCAAGCCCTGCACAATATATCAAGATATGAAACAATATATTTTGAGTGCTACAAACAGCCTTAAACAAGTTAATAGTCACATTGAGGACTACGCAACAAAGGAGAGAATGGAGCAAGAATTTTCTCGAATTAAGGAAACCTTCAGAAACAGCCCACACGCAGAAATGCTGGAAGAAGGAGACCGACACTTCAAGGTTAAGCTAGGCAGAGTGACATTTGATTATTACATTTTAGAAAGAGAAATTTAAATTTTGTTAGATATGAAGGAATACGACAAGATACCAGCACAAGCAGTGGTCGAGGTAACGACCAGCTGGGGAAGAACCTGCCTGCAAGAGATAGGGCGAGACCTCAAGGAAGGCACGGTGCTCGATGGCTATTATTATCCGGTAAGCAAGGCTTTCGATTTCGAATGGAAGGGAGAGGGCGCAATGCTGTGGATCGGGGACAACGGAAGGCTTGTAAGTCTCGGAGAAGGGCAAAAGCATAAATACATGATGCTATCCCGAATGCTATCCGATTGCAAGTACTTCCTTCACTACCCATACTGGCGACACCTCTATTTCCCGAGCATCGCCCGGCATTGCAAGGAAATGCGCCAGTACTGGCTGGAGTTGAATATCAAGCCGGAGTGGTTATCTTATAAGCAGATTGGCAGGATTGAGCACAAGATGAACAGAATGAAAACCAAGTTGGATAGGCAACTGAAGATAGACCATTTAAAAGAGACAGAAGACAATGACAGAACAAGAGTACAGAGAAGCCCTGCACGAAATCAACGTGAAGGCTGAAAACGAAAGAAGAATTCTGGCAAGAGCGTTTGCTACTGAGCACAGCCCAGTTTTAGTAGGAGATTATATCAGCGACCACTGCGACACGATAAGGGTTGAAAGATGGGAGATTTCGAAGAGAACCCACGAATACAACTCCTTGCCTTGCCTGGTGTATCGCGGTATGACCTGCAAGAAGGATGGCACGCCACGAAAGAACCCGAAGAAGTGTAGCATCTATCAGTGCAACCTCTTGCGAGTAAATGGAGAACCAGTAAAGAATAACGGATATGGAGAATAGAAGAAACATCAAGAGGACGAAGAAGGGTGCTGGCGCAACGGTCAAGCTAGTTGGCATACAGATAGACAACGACCTGCTGCCTTTCCTCAACGCATTGCCTAACAAGTCACGATTCATCAATGATTTGTTGAGAAAGAAATTTTTTGGTAAATAATTTGGTGGTTTCAAAGGAAAAGCGTACCTTTGCATAACTGAATGTTTAAAGTGGTCTCCACTTATTACCCCAGCGGCTCGACTTTTTCACCGCTGGGGTATTTTTTTGCTCATTTCCCGATTTACCCCGAAATTTGCGTTCTGAGCCGCTTACGTGGTAAGCACGTAAAACTATCCCCGAAAACAATTTGAGCCGTTTCTGCGGCAAATTCGCAAGAAATAAGGCTATTTTTTGTTGTACAGCACGTAATCAATAACCCTGCGGTTTGCTTCATCTACTCTCGATAGGTCTGCATTGATGTAGGTATCAGTTACCCGGACACCAAACGAGTGACCCAGCGCAAGCGACACCACGTCCTTTTGTATACCAATGTTGAAGGCTATAGATGCCCACGTATGGCGAGCGTAGTACGTAGTAAGCCCTGGGCGCACCTTTGCGAGTTTCTTATTAATCATGACCGTTGCAACATCAACGTTCCTGAAATGCTCCGAGAAACGAAGCAGCTTCTTTTCCCCTTTGTACTTCTCGATGATTCGGAGAGCTTCGGGATGAAGAAGGATGGAGTAATGCCTACCAGTCTTCGCCCGGTCGTATTCCAGTCTACCACGGACGATATTCTCATTTGTCAAGGCGAACAAGTCACTCACATTGATACCAATCAGCAGGAACATCAGCAGGAACATGTCGACCAGTTCATCACCACCAGCTTCGAAGATAGAGCGGATTTCCTCAACAGACAAATCTCGCTTTTTCGTTGTCTCAAGCCGGAGACTGTACCTGCGGAAAGGGTAGTTTTTCGTCTGCTCATTATCAATCGCCAAGTTGAAGACAGCAGCGACACAGAGCATCCTGCTGGCTCTTGTATTCCTCGACAAGCCTTCCTTTGCCATGAACGCATCGAAATCTTCAAGCCAAGAGCGGTTAATCTCATCGTATGTAAGCAGAGCCGCTTTTTCCTTCCCAAGGAAAGCTTCAACCTTTGCCCAAGTATATTTATATCTGTTTATCGTGTTCTCTTTCAGATTCCTGCCCTCGTAGGCAATGAAGCCATCACGAAGCAAGGCGACCTTTTCCCTTGCAGGCTCGGCTTCAAGCATGATTAAGTCCCGGAGTTCCCTAGCCGTAATATCTCCCCGGTATGTTTCCCTGCATTGCGCCTTCATCATCATTCTATTATAAAAATTAAGGCGGTCAAGAAGAAAGTCGTTGATAGCATCACGATCCGGACGCTTGCGCACCTTGCAAGCCCTTTTATCCCATTCGTCTTTCTTGCAGTATTGATTGAGGGATATGAAGGCAGTCCCACCGTGATGGTTGACGGCAAGCCGGATGGAGAACGTGCCATCCTGCCTTTTTACCCTCGTATCTAAATATAGTCTAAGTGTTGCCATAATTCCGTGCAGTATTTATTCAGTTTATTTTCAGCGTTAAGAGCCGCAATTGTGCAACATGGTGCATGATTGCGACATTTTCAAGTTATCAGAGCATCAGAGAACCCCTTTAAACACTGAGAAACACAGTAAAGTTGTACTCAAAATCATAGTCTTTTCCTTTCTTTTTTATGTTATTATCAATGTTATTT